ACCAGAGATTTAAAGTTCTGGGTGATGGCCCAGTTATGTCGAAGTTCTTAAACAAGTTGAGTGATATCTAAACCAAAGGAGACTAGAGATGGCTAAGAAGTACAAGGCGAACAAGTCGGAAGCGATCCGTAAGTTGTATGACTTGGGTCACGATCCGAAAGAGATCCAGACGATGACTAATTACAGCAAGCCGTTGATCAGTATCGTGCTGCGTAACTACAAGGCTAAGAAGAAGGCTAGGAAGTCGAAGATCATCAAGGCTGTGACCGAGATGAAGAAGGCGTTGGATGTGGTGGAGATCAAGGCTGATCCAGTGAACCACCCGCCGCACTACCGAACAGGTGGTATTGATTACTGGGATTTTGCTGAGGCGAAAGGTCTGACTGAGAACGCCTATCTGTTCAATGCAGGTAAGTACATCGTGCGTTGCGGTAAGAAAGAAGGTGCTGACCCCATTCAGGACTTAGAGAAGGCCATTAAGTTTATTCAGCGCGATATCGACCGGAGGAAGAACGCATGAGCCTAGAACTTCTAAACAAGGTGAAGAAGTACATCGAAGGCCGCGAAGAAACTATAGACGGAGAGTGGGGCGACTGTCGCAGCGTAGAAGAGTTGATTGCAGACGGTGCAATGCCCAAGTTGTGGCACGAGGTGTGCGCGGCTATCCGTGAGCAAGGGGGTGAAGCATGATCCGATGGCTACTCAACTTCTTCAGGAAGCGTGATGAGTATCGCCGCAAAGAGTGGGGGCGGGTTCCGCCCCCCGAGTGGGCAGCAAAACGTGGTGGGAGGGAATACTGGTGAAAGAGAGTGAATACATAGACAGTCTGATAAAAGAGAACACAAGATTGGGTAACAAGATTATTGATATGCAGAATGACTTTACTCATGAACGTGAGCGAGCGTTGGCAGCCGAAGTCTTGTTGTGTTTGGGTGCGTTCATCTTTGGATATGCGGTGGCGATATGGGTAGGCGTGTAGGTGTTTATATAAAGCATAGCAGGTTCAACCCGACGCTGACGTTTGAACAATACAAGTTCTTACTGAAGCGTAAGGAACAGGCTAGGAAAGATCGGAAGCGGATCAAGTACAAAGATCTTGTGAAGGAGTGGGGCATAAAGCAGCACTACATGGCTAATGCCATATTCCGTGGCATAAAACTGTATGACTACCGGATATGGAAGGAAGAACAGAATGTCAAACAGAATCGAGATTCCGTCTCTGGAATTCATCAAGGCCGTAGCCAGAAAGTCAAAGTTATTTATGTCCAGCCCGGATCGTATTGAGGCTGCTGAGAAGTTCTTTACCTTTGCTTATCGAGCCGGTGTGATGAATGAGGCTAAGAGGCAGGAAGAAGTGATTAAGAAACTACAACAGGAACTACGAGAACAACGTACACACAATGTGTGTACACAGGAGCAACCGCGATGACCCGCGACGAAATCATAATGATCGCATGGGACTGCGGGATACTGATGGGATCACACAAGTTCCAAGAGGGGCCGACGAAGTTGGAGCAATTTGCTGAGCGGATTGCCGCCGCCGAGCGAGAGAAAGTTGCCGCATGGATGCGTAGTAAAAGTTACGCCACAGGCCACGGCGACACGATTGAGGACTTGCTGAAAGAGTTGGAGTGGCAGGTTGCTGAACGTGAGCGGGAGGTGTGTGCGAAGGTGTGTGAGGAACTTGGAGTGCATCCGGCGTTGAATGTCTTTAACGGCGGTCCGGAGTGGTACAAGCATGGAAAAGATTGCGCTGCCGCGATTCGGGCGAGGGGTGAACAGGAGGAACCGCGATGAACGAAGAAATGTTTGTAGGCGACGGGGGCAAGTTGCTTATCAATAACTTTAAGCCCTCATACACCATCACGATGAATCATTCGGATGGGGAGTGTGTTGGGAGGTTCGACTTTAACGGCCCGAAGTTGGTCTTTACCGGTGACGCTGAAGAAAGCGCCAAAGTTTTTGTGAATTACTTGGCGATGATTTGGGAAAAGCGACTTCAAGAAGAACGCGAAGCCGAGCGGGAGGCATGTGCGAAGGTGTGTGAAGCGCGGGTCATAGGCGATCACAACAGGGAAGATCAAGAAGCAAAGCGATGCGCCGCCGCGATTCGGGCGAGGGGGGAGATATGAACCTGAAATTAAAACTAGAGAGTGAGTGTGTGTCTGGGATTGTCCGTGCTGAGATGAAGGCGACGATCCGATCCCTACGGGATGATCTAAAACGTCGTAAGGCAGGGCACGGGCTGTCGATATTCAGCACCAACAAAGCCGAGGACATTGCGATCATTAAGCAACATATTGATGCGTTTAATATAGTACTTAAATACTACGGGTGAATTATGAAAGTCGTAGATGACGAGTCCCCTCCGGGGGCGTGGAAGGAAGAGATGAAGGCTGCTCCGTGGGGCTACGGGCAGAGCCAAGCCAAGAATGTTGAACAAGCGTTGAACAACGTCCGAAAGGCGGGACTGTGGGATGAAGCCCGTATTTTGTCCTTAGAAATCAGGACGTTACGGATGGAAATTGAGAACATGTTGGGTTTGAAGTGACACATTTGGGGCGTAGAATTGTGCCCCATGAAGATCACATACCGCCAAATTGATGCTTCAGAACCGGACAACAAGCAACTGCTGAAAGTAATGCAGAAGGCTTGTCTCCCGGCAGACAGTCTGTACTTCCCCGAGGACGGGGTGTGGTGGGTGGCGTACCGTAAGGACACGCCGGTTGGGTTTAGTTGTTTATCACCGTCGCAGCAGATGGAGGACGGAATATATCTAGGACGTTGTGGTGTCGTGAAAGCATATCGGGGGTACGGCATCCAACGACAGATGATTAGGTTGCGAATCCAATGGGCAAGGAGGCACGGGTATAGATGGGCTGTGTCGGATACCACCGACAACATACCGAGTGCTAATAACTTGATCTCATGTGGATTCAGGCTCTATACCCCGAAGGTCGCGTACTCGTTCGCAAGAGCGTTGTATTGGAGAAAGAAACTTTAGGGGGTCAAATGCCGTTCAAGGATCCGGAGAAACGGAAGGCCAAGCAGAAGTTGTATTCACGCAAGTGGTACGAAGGTAACAGACAGCATGTAATCAAGAAGGCCAAGACAAACAAAGACAGGACTAGAGCAGCGTGGACAGCCTACAAAGCAAAGCAACGGTGTAGTCACTGTCGGAAAAAACATCCGGCAATCATTGACTTTCATCACGTAATCAAAGAAGGTAAGCGATCCGTCAATTATTTAGCGGTAAAACAGTTCAATGTATCAGAAGCGATTAAGGAAGCCGAAGAGAAGTGCATCCCGTTATGCTCAAACTGCCACCGAATCCTGCACTGGCACGAGACACGACGATCCATGCGAAAGCGGAGGAAGAAACGTGGCGGTTGAAGATGACATACTGGACTTGATTCGTGCGTTACCAAACGAAGTAAACGACAAGTCTACGACAACAGAGTTCAAGTTCTTAACAGTGGGTAGTGTCTTGTGGGCATGTCATGACGAGATTACCCGTCTCAGGAAGGAATTGGGGGAAGCAAAACGTGACGGTAGTAGTAAAACGGGAGAGAAGGTGTACTGATTGCAAGCGACAGTTTGCTACGCCGGAATCATTCAGATCACACAGATATGGATTTGGCGTATGTAGATCGGTAGAAGCCTTGGCGTTGGCGGGGTTCGTCGAAACGTCTAAAGGTTGGAAATACAACAGAGTGCTTAAGAAGAAATGATAACCGTAGATTTCGAAACGTATTACGACAAGGACTATTCCCTGTCGAAGATGACCACCGAGGAGTACATCCGTGACGACCGCTTCGAAGTAATCGGAGTGGCTGTTGCTGTCGATGACGATCCGCCGGAGTGGTTTAGCGGCACACAGAAAGAAACTGCCGCATGGTTGAATCAGTTTGATTGGGCTAACTCCCTCGTACTAGCGCACAACACGCAGTTCGACGGGGCGATTATGTCTTGGGTATTTGGTATCAAGCCGAAGGGGTGGCTCGATACGCTGTGCATGGCGAGAGCGAAACATGGGGTGGATGCAGGGGGAAGCCTCAAGGCTCTGGCTGAGCGATACGAACTGGGGGTCAAAGGTACGGAGGTGGTAAATGCGTTGGGTAAAAGGCGTTCAGATTTTTCTAGCCAAGATCTTGCTAAGTATGCTGATTATTGTGTTAATGATGTCGTCCTTACCGCTGCTCTTTTTAATAAGTTGCTTGCGGGATTTCCTAAAGGAGAGTTGAAAGTAATAGATCTCACCCTGCGTATGTTCATCGAGCCTACGTTGGAACTGAATCTCCCTCTGTTGGAATCACATCTCGTTTCGGTCAAGGACAAGAAAGCCAAGTTACTCGCAGCAGCACAAGCAGATCGTGACATGCTGATGAGTAATGACAAGTTTGCTGAACTGCTTATCGCTCTCGGCGTGGAACCACCGAAGAAGGTAAGCGCCCGTACGGGTAAGGAAACGTGGGCTTTCGCCAAGACAGACGAAGGGTTCAAGGAACTACTGAGCCATCCTGACCCGCGAGTCCAGACGCTTGTGGGTGCGCGACTGGGGACTAAAACCACCCTTGAAGAGTCACGTACCCAGAGGTTTATAGACATCGCTTTGCGGGGCAGTCTGCCAGTACCCATCAAGTACTACGCAGCGCACACCGGACGGTGGGGTGGGGACGACAAGATTGACTTGCAGAACTTGCCCTCTCGCGGGGCGAACGCAGGGAAACTGAAGGGGGCAATTACTGCTCCCAAGGGCTACGTGATTATCGACTGCGACTCATCTCAGATTGAAGCCCGTACGGTGGCGTGGCTTGCCGGACAGCGAGATCTGGTTGATGCG